AGGAGGTCGTCCTCGGTTCGTTGATGATTATAGTAAACTGGTAGTTCAGTGAAAGTCTCAACACTTTTTTCTAATACGGATGGTTCGATAAAGACCTTTTGGTCGCCATCTTCGTCGTGGGGGCCTGACGTTATAGCGATTACTGGAAACTCTATGTGGTCATCCGTATGGACAGGGTCTTCCAAATCCATCGCAAAAGTGCGCTGGTTTTCCTCTCCACCCCCGGCAGAAACAGCAAACTGTCTATCAGTTGCTTCATCTACCCTCATGCGGCACATGTTAGCCGCAATCTCTTGATAGTCCTCAACTCCTCTTTTCTTAAGGGTTGGGCCTACTTCTATTATACAACGCTCATAGTCGTACTCTTTGCTCATTCTTCTCTATCCCCCGTTGGATTAGCAGCTGGTTGATTACCAGCGCTGCGGTTTTCTGTCCTTGCGGACTCTTCTTTTTTATCTTGGTCTCTTCCTCCAGATATGTTAGCGTTCTCTGCTGTTTTTTGCATTTCCACCGCTCCATCTGGATTCAATCCTCTTTCTGACCTTACTTCTCCGGGTGATAGAACACCTTCAGATAAGTAAATCATATCAGTCTTCGCTTTGATGAATGCATCATCTACATTAACCTGTCTAAACTTAAACCTTGCATCTCCACCTAACAATTGTGGCATCAATTGTGCGTTTATAGCAGCCTCAACCGCAGATTGTAAATGTCTGACGTATGGTTCAAATATTGCTCTTGCTTGTTCAGGATTATCAAACATAGTTATAGGAACCTTTAGTGCTACGTGTATTTTCTTCAATATATCGTCTGTATATTTACCATATTCGAAAGCTCTTTGCGTTCCTTGTAGTTCTTTAACTACAATATCATTACCGTGTATGATGTCCTCACCGGGTTCCAAACCATTAAATGCATCTACAATCTCATTTATTTTATCTGGTCCGTAAGGCATATCTGGTAAACCTGCACTTATATCAAATCTACTTGTAGCATATTTATTTAGCGCAGCACCTATATCTCTCTCTGCATAATCCTTCAAATCAACTAAATATAGTATAGGGTGTATGTCACTCAAACCATATGCATAGTCATCAAAAGGATTATTACGATAACAAATCAATTCATTCTCTTCAAAACGTACGGAGTCTTTATCGTCTCCTATGTCTTGATAGTAATACATTATCTGTCCACTTGGGTCTCTTTGAATGTACATATTCTGTGATGACCTCATTACAAGGTTGTCACCAGTCCACTCCATATAAGAAGTCCCAAATATTCTACCATTTCTTAGCCATGTGTATAATAATTGTTCCATGTTTATTTCGTCAAACAAAGCATGTATATTCTCCCTATCTGTATCATTGTCTGTAACTATGTCATATCCATCTTTAGCTGCATACATACAAGGTAGGTCAATAAGTGTTCTGACTATAGGGTCTGTTAGATAAACATTCATATAAGTCTTGTAATCACCTATTTGAGGCTCTTTACTAGCTTCTTTTCTGCCAAAAACACCACCATCATTCTGCAATTTCAATCTTTTTATGATTCCAGAACCGTAACTTCTAGGTGAGTCCTTGTTGAAGGGAGGATTTTCCCCAACAGTTGCAAAACTACGCCTATTAAAAGGCCAATAATCGCTAAGAGCCATGGCTATCATTCCAATATAGTACGATATAGTATATAAAGCTTTCGCCGAAATCTACTTATATACCTCTTAAACCACCCTTATTTAAAGAATGTGAGCGCTTTGAAGTAGTAAAAACAGGGTTTCTTTTACTAGAGCGTCTATTTGTACCAGTTTGTTTAAATGATACACTAGCAAATGTGCCAGAAGATGGTAACATCTGTAGACATGCGTGTAATGCTATAGCACTACTATCACAATAATCATCATGTTTACCATTAGGAGCTGCAATCTTCTCAGTTTTGTTGGCAGCATCCATCGTATACTCTAAATCAATGTGTTCTCTCAACCATTTATTAACTAATTTTGCTTGATTTGGTTCTAAACCATCAGGATGTGGTACTTTTACTAAATTTTGTTGTATATATGACACATAATCACGATAAATCTGTGTTTTTGTACCTTTTGGACCACCAGTAAACACAAATGGTATGAATTGTATCTGTGATTCTACACATGCTACTCTCAAATCTTGTTCTATAGCACCTCCCATACCTGTTGCGTCAATTATCAGTTTATCAGCGCCATAATCTTTAGATATAGCCATAATCCTACTTCTTTGGTATGGAATATCATGTCCACCTGATTTTGGACCTATTTCTTCTAAATAAATCAATCTTGCAACATTTTCTTCATTCGTTTTGGTTGTAGTCCATACAGTAATGACTGTACTGTTGACAGATTTACCAATATCTACTCCAACTACACAATTAGGATGATTGCCGGGTAATTCCATGCCCAATCCCTCTACAAAACACGCTTTTAGTAGCTCAGGTTGAAAAATGTTAGCAACAGACTCAACAAACTCACATTCATACTCAGTTTTCCAATAAATTGAGTCTTCACCCCATTCTTTCATCTTTTCAGCCATATCATCATCAGTATAAGGAGCAGAATACGCTCTACCAGCATTTACAGCATCTCTCCATGTAAAAACCATCCTTTCAAAAGAATCTGCATATCTATCATCATAAAGATAGCGCCACATATGATTATCTTTAGATTTTGGGGTGCCAAGATTGATAAATGGCGCTTTATTTGATACAATAGCTGGTTCTACGTTATCAATAAATAATTTATCATCAATAAGTGGACTTTCATCTACAATACAGAAAGTCGGGTGTTGTCCACGTATAGCTTGTCCCTGATTAGATGGTGCTAATGGGGCTCTACGTAACACAGTGCCTCCTTTTAGTGTTATGTTAGGTTTATTATGAAACCTGTAGGTCTGTACTAAGCCATTTAAAAAAGCATTATCTGCAAAATGTCTATAACAATAATTAAATATAAGTGAAGCTTGGTCCTCAGTTGGAGCCAAAATAAATATTAAATCTCTAAATCTATTAAAGAACATATAGATACATACAGCTACCGAAAGAGCAAAAGACTTGCCACTGCCTCGTGGAGCCAATATTGCTAGTTTACGATGCTTATCAACGTCACCATCTGGATATGTTAACGTTTTTACTACTATTTGTTCTTGTAGAGGTCTTAATCTAAGAGGTCTTTGTTTGTTATCTATAAGGTAAGCCTCACAAAACGCTCTACAGAGAAGAGTCATCTTCTTTTCATCTTCTCTACATATGTTAAAAATCTTTTCAAGTTTTCTAGAGTCGTGAGCAGCTAAGCCACTAATCGCTGACTTCATCTGGGTTTCTTTCTTCACTGCTGTCATCCATTATATCCTCTAGTATTTTACTAAAGTTCTCACTGTTTTTCTCTACTACAGTTGGAACTTCTATATTAAGAGCACGGAACTCAGTATGAATATCCCGTACAATCTGGTTTCTTTGTCGCAAGAGCTCTGTTCTCTTGTTAACATCCCGAATACATACAAGAATTTCTTCCCAAAGCAAATCCTCAAGCGCGAGATTGCGGGCAAGAAGCCGGACAAGTTCTTTATGTCTTTCATACTCCCCTTCTCCGACTCTTATGCGTAAACGCCTTTCATACCCTTCGACGTCCATTACTTGGCTTCGTCGAGTGCAGCTTTGACTTTAGATTTAACTAGACCAGCTAGTTCATCATCTTTTTCATCCCAAGCTGTAACTAATACATTTCTGACTAAAGAGTCTTTGACGTGTAGTTTTGCTTGTTCATCTAATTTGTCAAATGCTTTCATTTGGGCTTTTGTTAGATTTTTGTCTAATAAATCCATTAACTCAGCTTCGTTGTTCTTTAAATATTTAAAAACAAGTGCTTTGACTGCTGGTACAGTGTACGCGATGTATCCTGCCATACCAATCACTAAAGCAGCTAAAGCCATCAGTAATGGTTCGTCCATTAGAGTGTCTAACAAACCAGATTCTTCAACAGTATCCAAGATAGTAGTGAGGTTGCCCTCATTTGTCTCGTTGGTTGCTGTGTTGTTATTTGTTTCGTTTGCCATAGGTTATTCACCTGCTTTATAATAATACAGTCGCACTATATAAAGCTTTCGTTGTGTGGCCCCCAGAACGCCTAATGCATAGAAATCCTGTGGTCGTGTGGTCCTGTTGGGAGCCACAATTATTTTAGAACGCTAGAGTATATAAAGCTTATGTCTAAGCTGCATCTACTACTAATGCGTATGCGAACTTTGCTCCGACCTTGTGAATGCTGAGGTGGCGTATTGTCTTGGTATTGTCTATTGTTTCTAATTTAGTTTCCAATAGTGCAAGACATGCTCCTAAATTATCAGCTGTTTCTGTGTGGTCATCTACTGCGTAATTTGCCATTTATTATCTCCTTATTTCTTTTTTGCTACTGTTTTAGTAACTTTATGTTCATATGCTTGTTGATTAGCTTCAATCAATTGAGCTTGTTTCTGAGCTGCATCATTATAATCAATAACTGCTTGTGCTTTTATCTTATAGAATGCTGTCTTTTCTGCTTGTTCTTGTTTCCACACATCTAGAGCATCTTTAATTATCAGAAGGGCTGGCCCTCCTAGGATTGCTATTAGAGTTGTATAGCCTTCAATTTGTTGTAGAACAGTTTGGTCTTGTAATCCGTGAAAAATGACATAACCTGCGAAACCTACCCAAAGTAAAACTAAAGGTACAGCAATCATAAACATAAACAAATCGTTAAATGTTACACCTTCTTTTGCTTGTCTATCCATTCTTTCAGTCCTCCTTTCTTTTAGATTTTCTTTCGTTACCTTCTTCGGTAATTGTAATTGTAATTTTGACATCATTCTTCGTATCATCGATAGTATGACAACAAACAAAAGCGCTATCCCTAATAGTGCAAGTATAGTTGCTAGCCACGTTAGTATTTCTGTTGATGTCATCTTTCATGTTTTACTCCGTGTCAACTGACGCGAGAAGTGTTATCTATTTTTACGCACCACACCTATATAAAGCTTTCGCTCTTATATACGTATTAGTATAGTAGAACCACCATCCCAAGGTACTAAATAAGATATATCTTTTAGGACGGTATTACCTTCACTTAAAAAACGACCATAAATGTCCTTTTTATTATCTATTCCTTCGAAGTCGCTTTGAAATGCAATAAATAATGAACAGTTGTATAAATCTGGCGTTTGATTTCGTACATCTAGTGGTGTTTCACTAAATCCCCAAGTGCTATTGAATAGTGTGTTTGGTAAATCAGCTGATATTTCTTTATTACTAACCCATTTGACATTTAATCCTCTTAACACATGTTTCTGTATTGGTACTGTTTGTGGTAAATCTACAATCTGAACTTGACCTTTGAAACCTAATTGATAGCAGTGATATACAAAATGACCTGTACCTGCACCAAAATCTATTATATTATCGAATTCCCACACTGGTTTAATATTTTCATGTATAGTTTTTAGGTACCATAACATTCTAATATTGTTCCAGTTAGTTCTAATTTCACCTAATTCATTATCAAACACCTCTGATATGTCTTTTAATTTTATTGTGTATTCTAAATATTCATTTATATCTTTGTAGCCTTCAAACTCTGTAAGTAATATTCCAGTGTATCTAGGATTATTGCGTATAAATTCATTGAGATTAGATAAAAAATCTGTCAAATCAGCTCTAGCTCCAAAACCTACAGGATGACGACCTTCTACATAATTACAGTAAAGAGGAACTGATGTAACATAAGGGTCTCTTTTATAATTATCCATATTAGTCACACCTTCAGAATAATCTTTAGTAGACCAGATTCCGTGTGTCTCTTTAGTCATCCCACACCTGATTCTTATCGCCATCACCTTCTTGGGTATCTAACGCTGATTGGATGTCATCATCACTTAATGTAGCGTTTTTAAACGTATCCTTCTCTCTTTTGTATGTAGATTTACCCTTAGGTTTCCATTTTGGTATCTCTGCATCACAGTTTCCACCGTTAGATGTGTGAAATGAACACCATTTGCATAGATTTTGAGGTTTTTGTTCGTATTTTTCCTCAACTTGCATACGTTCTTTCAAACAATCGTGCACATATTTGATAGTTTCTTTCGCTTCGTCCAAAACTCCTTGGTTTACTTTGACATAAAATGTATCATCAAAGCGTAAATAATTCACTCCGACGAAATTTGGCATCTCTCCCATCTCTAATGTGTATAAAAATGCGTAAATTATTAGCTGTCTGTAGTAATCCTCAGGCAAATAAGGCCCATAACGTTTTGAAGTCTTGTAATCAAGCAATGTGGTTCCACCATCAAAGTCATTACAGACAGCATCCACTATCCCGATTACGGCGTAGTCGTTGGATTTTACCCATTTTTCAGCATATTTTGGGGCTACAGAGTTCCATGCTTGATATTTTGACTTATAAATCTTCCACTCTACCATCTCATTTAGCTTTTTATCTACTGCACCAACAAAATTTTGCAATAATTGCTGAGTTTCTAGCTTCATAGCAGCCATTTCTTCCTCAGTATGTAGTTCAGATAGCCAAAACTTGGAGTCTATATCCTTAGCCCACCTTGTTTGAAACTGTTCTTCCATCCAATCTGATGGGTTTCCCTTCTCCCAAGAGGTAAAATTCTTAAACTTATGCTTGAAAAGGTCTTCTAACACAGCATGCACTAGTGTTCCACGGAATAAATGTATAGTTTTCTTCTCTGGAATCTTAGCAATGTACTTGTAATAGAACTCACGAGGGCATTTGTAGTAAGTATTTATCTTACTTGGACTCAACCTCATGAACGAGGGTTCCCAAACTTCACTCATTTAACACACCTGTCAAGTCATGTTCATTCATAGAACATTCATAACCTAGTGAATTTAACATTTTAATGTATTTACCAACATCAATATCTCTATTTTTCCAATGTTCATACTCAACTTTAAGTTCTTTAGGCTTGATTACCCAAGAATAGGTATCTAATATCTGATATTCAGTACCTTCAGTGTCAATTTTAAGTTTATCTATACGTTTGACATCGTGTTTTTCTATCAGTTGGTCCAATGTTATAGTATGTACATATGCAATACGTTCATGTTCTTTCCATTCTGGGTTAGCGTTAAAGGTGTTCATCTTCATATCTAGATTTCCTACACCTCTTGTCCAACCTTTTGCCCATTTTGGGTCGTAATATTTAATCTTTGTATGAACTGACTCATCAGTTATAGCGTTATTTTCGTAAATACAACCTTCAAATCGCTCTAAGTTGTCTAACAGAGGCTTCACGGGCTCCACAAATATCCCTTTCCAGCCTTGTTGAGCCAGATGCTCATATGTATCAAAGTCAGCAGTGCCTATCTCAATGAAATACTTTTGGCTCAACAGGTCACCCCTTCTAAATCTATCTCGATACTGTTTGTATCTTTTCGGGCTGCAACTTTAAGCAAAACAAGATAGCCAATTAAATCACTTAAGGTATCTTCATCTTGCTCCCCCCTATAGCCACGTGTTGCTATTCGGCTCAACTTATCATCGATTCGTACTAGAATCTGCTCTGTAGAGCCTGATGTGCTAAAAATACGCTTCGGGGAAAGCGCACTGTCGCCATACTTTGCATTCTTTTCTAGAAGCAAAGCCTTAATGTCGTCACATACTTTTGCTATTGCAGTTGATGTTTTCATATTCTTCACTTAACATTCAACGTCCCCTCCCTATATAAAGGTTTTGTCCAAGTGGAGCCCTATGGCTCTACTAAGATATATATATCTATACTAAGCATTACGTTAAGAGATATACTAAGCAGCCCCCCAAAAAGTACTTTCAAAATTTCCTCGATTTGTTTAAACCCCTACACATATGAGACAAGGACATACTTTATTTTTACATAGACGGGGGGTACCTACAGGATTTGTGCCAGCGCACCAGCATGTTTGCGGGGTAACTGGCAGGCTAAGACATACCGCCATCCACCCCGCCGACGAAACCCTTATATAGGGCGGGGCGCGTGGTTCTAGAGAGGTAAAAAAATGAAATACAAAACATTAACCAGCCAGCAAATCGAAACCATTAACTCCATCTTTATGATGAAAAACATCGTAAGAGACTGTGAGAGGAGGATGAGGGGATAACCTTATATAGGGTGTCCTTATTGGTATTATAGAGGTAAAAAAATGTGCGAAACAATAAAATGTGAAATGTGTTCAGCAGCAGAAGCAGTGCGCTTCTTAGACAATGTAAACGAGTGTGGCGAGGTTTGTGAATCTTGCTTTGATGAGGTTTACGATGGCCATGCGGGGTATCAATAAATGACTTCAGAAATCGCTAAGATGCATCAGATAGTAATAGACTGCAACAGACGTATACTAGAGATTAAAGAGACCATGATGTACAAGGAACTTAAAGCTTTAGAACAACAAAAAGAATGGACCAACGAAAGGCTTATAAAGCTGTCCGGTATAGGTAATACAGAGGAAAACAAGGAGGTAAACTAATATGAACAACTATCAAAAATGGTTAATCAGTCACATGGTTAACGTGTCATACGCAACAAGAAAGCTAGGATAAACTTACATTCCGTGAGTTGGTCAGACAGTAAGAAGGGGCCTCGAGAATGGGGCC